GTGGCTGCCGCTGCTGCTTCGCGCCCAGGTGCGACTGGCGAGCTTGCCGTCGGCGGTGTACGCATAGGCGATCCTGTTGCCGGTCGTGCCGTAGTCGGTGTAGCGCTTCTCCAGCAGCAGGCCAGTAGCGTCCTCGTAGACCCACGTGGTCACGTCGGCCGTGCCGGGGCTGGCGGGCCAGGTGGACTGGTCCCATCCGCTGCCGCCGCGGAAGGTCTTCATCTGCGTCCGCCGGCCGAAGTCGTCGTAGACCTGCTCGACCGGGTACGGCGTGTGGCCCCAGGTGCGGACCTCCTGGCCGCGGTCGTTGTAGCTGAAGTACTGCGTCTTGTTGTCCGCGTTGGTGATCGACGCCACTCGGCCGGTATCCGGGTCGTAGGTATAGCTCGTTCGATTGTCAGCTGCGTCTTCAACCCAATCGACTTGGCCGAGGCTGTTGTAATGCGTCTCGCTCGTGCCGGTCCGGGGGTCCGTTACCCCGGTCTGCCGACCCAGGGCGTCATAGGCGTAGGTCATTTCGATGCCGGTCTTGCTCGTATGCGACGTGAGCAGGCCGAGATATGGATTTGGGATTACGAAAAGTCGATTAGCCGGTCGGAAACGTTCCGACACCAGGGTGTCGGCAATCCGCCTCGTTCGATGGACCCAGAAGATAGCGGGAGCGGCCAGCCAGATGCCTCGCTTCTGGCAACAGAAACCCGGCGGTGAGGGGTATCGACGCATAGGAGTATCTCCTCCTGCCCGTTGCGCGAAACCCCCTGCAAGGCGGACGATGGATGTGGGGTGACAGCGGTCTATTCCTGCACCCAATCGGGCTGCCAAACTAACCAAGGTGGCTGCGCTTTTCAATACCCAGGACCGCTTTTTATCAGACGTTTCCACGGATAGTCCCATAACGTCATGTGCCGAAGCAGCTTGCCGCCTATCGAGATATGGAAGCCATACCGGGTACCGGGTAGACAACATATGAGATCTTGCGACCCAATCGCCATCGAGCCACCCAGCACTTCCGCCGACCGGCGCGGACGATCACAAAGGCGGGAGCATCGAATGCTGCGTCCGATCAAGGGACCACCGGACGAACACCCTCGGCAGGCTGGGCAGCCTGTGCCAAGGCTTCCCAATCCGGTACGGCCCCGTAAGCCTGATAGGCCTCACGGGCTTCGCGGATGGCGGTGTGGAGGGCGAGGAATTCATGCGATTCGTCGTCGGCTTCGCGTAAGTAGCGGACGGTGCACGGGTGGCGAGTGCGGCCACAACGGGGCGTTCAATGCCGTTTTCTCTGCGGCTCCACCAGGGTGATGGCCGCCTGTCGCTGCTCCGGCCGGACGGCCAAGCCGAGGTACTCGATGATCCGGTCGATCTCCGGGGTCGGGTTGGCCAGCAGATCGTGATAGTGAATGGTCAGGACAGACGGACCTGGGTTGCCGGCGCCACGGGCGGTCTCGGCCAGGGCGGCGATCCGCTCCAGGCCGGCCCGTTTAGCGGCATCGAGGGCGCGTTGGAGGGCTTCGCACCGCTCGGGCGAGGCGCGGAGCCAGCCTTTGGCCTTGGCCGATCGGTCGGTCAGCGATCGGATCGACTCGTCGATGGGCCGATCGATGTTGATGAACCGGCTGTCCGGGGCCAATTCCAGCAGCATGTCCATCATGAAACACAGGTGCGGGTACTTGCCGCCGGCGGTCGTGCCACGATGACCCGCCTCACGCATGCGGGCTCGTAGCCACTGGCGCAGGAGCCGCTTGGTGACCGCCGGGTCGGCCTTCGGTTCAGTCGATGGGAATGGGTATGCCTGTTCGCAGATGGTGGCCAGGCCTCTGGCCTCAAAGCCGCCCGTTCCCCGGTTCTCGTAGCCGCCCAGCCGATTGCCCAGGTGGACGCCGAGCCGGTGCAGGATGCCGGCGGTTACAGATGACCCCGAGCGATGCAGGCCGACGACCCAGACAGGCCCTTTGCGGGCCAGTCTACGAGCTGGCGGGCGTCGATGACCGGCTTGCGGCGCCGGACTGACCGTGTGAAAGTTCCAGAATCGGTCCTGGGCCGTGCGGCCGCTGATGTCTGACTTGCCGCCGGCTTGGCCGATGAGCCAGTGCGTGGGGGCGTAGATGTGGTAGCGGCCCGACTTGTGCAGCAGCTCCATGCGGTGGTCCACGTGGTGGCGAGTGTGCTGGGCGTGCGCGGGCCAATCGCACAGGTGCCGGTAGAGCTGCAGGATGAAATGCCCACGTACCGCGTAGGCCTGCGTGCGGTTGACCATGTAGGGCCGCACGACCTCGTCGTTGACCCGCTGGGGCGGGCGGACGCGCATGCCGCGATGCTGGCCGCCGAAGTAGACCTGGTCCCAGTCGGCGGGCAGCGCCCTGAGGAACCGCTCGACACGCTCAGTGAAGTCCGGCGGGAACAGGGCGTCGTCTTCGAGGGCGAGCACTACGCCGCCGTCGCGATCAAAACCGTCGGCCAGGGCCTGTTCCAGTATGCGGATGTGGGAAATCATACATCCCCAGGCACCGCCGCCCTGTGTCCACCAACGTGGAGGCCGGACCTTCCGGCCGTCGATGGCAGGGAACCGCTCGACGTCAGGGACTGGGCAACCGTGGGCGAAAGATTCCCACCGATCGGGCCGGCGGTCCAGGTTGATGCACAGCGCTCGAACGCGAGCGCCGCCGGCCGCCTTTGAGAGCAAACCGAGAAGGCCGGAGGCTGGAGACTGTAGACTGGAGGAAGAGGCTGTGAGACCGGCGCGCGGACTACCGCTCTCCCTCTCCAGCCTACAGCCTGAAGTCTCCAGCCTGACTCGCTGCATCTCCCGTCGCAGTTCAACAACAGCAGTACTCATGATTCAGAGCCCTCCGATCCCAGAGGATCGACTTCATCGGGATTGACCCCCGTTTGTTCCCAGAGTTGGCGGTGGCGCCGCATGCGGTCTGCCCGCCAGGTTCCGTCAAACATGTGGCCGGCCTTGAGCACGAGCCGGGCCTGGGGCGTGCGCCGGACCTGCTCGACCAGCGGCTGGAAGTAATGCGGCGGATAGAGCACCACGTCGGGGTACTGTGTGAACACGCGCCACACCAACGTCGGCCCGGCCTGGTCTACGATTCGCCGGTGCTTGAAGAACGACTCGTCAATCGCGTCCACCGCTCGCCAGACTGCGGGGTGATTGGGCGGGAAGCCCATCGCGCAGTTGGTGATGATCTCGTCGTGCTCGCGGGCCACCCAGGCGGAAACGTCACAGAACTCGTCCAGCGGCCGCACGGGCCGAAAGTCGAGGTCCAGGTACACCCCGCCAAGCCGGGCCAGGACCTCCAATCGCAGGATGTCGCATCGCAGTACGTGTCCAACGGTGCCAGGCAGGGAGCCGGCCACATCCCAGGCGTTGCGATTGAGCACGGGCGGGATGTTTGCATCCGTCCACAGGCGACAGTCCCAGCCTGGGTTCTGCCGGACGAACCGCTGCCGCCAGCGGCGGTAGTGGCCGAGCAGGTCGGCCGGGCCGAGCCAGATCTGGTGCAGGATGCGCGGGATGGTCATGCCGACGCCTCCACGGCTGCAGGATCGGATGTGCATCCGAACGCCTTCGCCGCCTCAGCCTGCTCACGCGGCAGCGTGAACAGCGACCAGTGGAAGACGACCCAGTGACGGAAGTGCCCATGTCCGTCGATCACGCGCGACAGGAAACCGGCGCCGGTCTGGTCCCAGACGCCGCGATAGGTGTACACCGCGTGCGGCAGATCGCGGACCGCGTGCCACATGGCCGGATGGTTCTGCTCGGCGCCGAGAATCACCGTGGAAAGCTGGTGCGGCCGGCCTTCACCCCCAAGCGAGCCACAGAAACCACTGACGTTGATGAGTAGATCGTCGATGCAACGCAGCGGCCAAATGCCGGGTTCGACGAACACCCCGCCGAAACGAGCCAGTATCTCGTAGCGGAGGATGTTGAGGCGCGAGGTCTGTCCCGCTGGTTCGGGCAGCTTGAATGTGCTCTCCCATTCGTCCCAATTGAGGACTACGGGCCGCTCCTCGAGCGTCAACCGAACATGCTCCCAATCAGGGTGCAGAAGCTTCCACGCAGCTTCCCATTCGGTGAAGTGCGCGGGCGGATCGCCCTGCGCCAGGTGTGCGGTGTAGAGAATCTTCGGAATCATGTGGATGCCTCCTTGCCGGTCATGCCTTCCGCGGCGCGCTGCCAGTCGGGCGCCGGTACGCCCTCCAGGCCGCCTTCAATGCTGGCCGCCGCCGTTTCACCCAGGCGGACCGCGCTCCATCGCGCCGCCTTTGGCCCGTCGGACGAGCCACCACTGCCGGACCCGCTTCCCGAGCCGGAGCTTGAACCCGAGCTTGAGCCGCTCCCGCTGCCCGAGCCTGAACTCCCTGAGCTGCCGGAACTGCTGGAACTACTGCTGGATGAACTACTGAACGAGGAACTGCTGCTCTTGCTGCTGGCGGGCGCAGAGCTGGACGAACTGCTTGAGCTGCTGGAACTGGATTGCGAGGTGCTGGAGTCGTTGTGGACCCAGACGCCGTCGGCCACGTACAGGTTCGTGCCGGGCACGTGGAGCGCCACCGTGCGAGCCGGCGCATCCACCCGCTCGACGCTGACAACCGGCTCCTCACTCAGGTCGTGTCGGATCAGGGCATCGCCGACCTGCAGCAACTCGGTCGAGCAGAAGCCCCATTGGTCGCGCCGGCGCACGAGGAACGGGTGCTCGAAGGTTACCTTGATCCGATTGTTGATCAGGTAGAAACCCTCGTGTTCGCCGTGGGTGACCGAAGCGATGCGGGCGACGCGCCGGGTCATCTCGCCGGTACCGCCGGTCCCGAGCCAGTCGTACTGAGCGTGGTAGTCGGCATCACGTTTCAGGCCGGGCACATCGAGCGAGGCCACCTGATCGCCGGGTACGAGGTTCTCGATGGGGACGAGACGGCCGTCGGCCTGGCGGACGAGCGTACCGTAGAGGAAGCAGTTGCCGCCGCTGTTGCCCGAGCCGCTGCCAGAACCGCTACTTCCAGGCCCGCCGCTGCCACTCCCGCTGCCCGAGCCGCTCTGGGAGGGACTGCCCGATGCCGAGCTGCCGCTACCCGAGCTTGCGGATGCACTGCTGCCGCTGGACGCGGATGACGGTGAGCCGCTGCTGGAAGGCGAGCCCGAGCTGGAACTGCCACTGGACGATTGGCTCGACGGCGAGCCAGAGGATGACATGTTGCTGGCCGAGCTGCTCAGACTGGAGCTTGCGGACTGAGACGAGCTGCTTAGCGAACTCGCGCTGCTGGATTGAGAGGAAAGGCTGCTGGCCGAGCTGCTGCTCGATCCGCTCGATTGGGATGACAGGCTGGAGCTGCTCGAACGAGAAGACCCGCTGCTGCTGGAGCTCTGGCTACTCGAACTGCGACTACTGGAACTGGACGACCGGGATGAACTGCTGCTGGACGAACTGGATCGTGAGCTACTACTACTTGACGACGAGCTCGAACTGGAACTCGAGCTGCTGCCACTGCTGCTGGAGCTGGATGATCGGCTGGAACTGGAGGAGCTGCTCGAAGAACTACTCGACGAGGAGGAGCGGCTGCTCGAGCTGCTGCTGGAACTACTACTACTGCTGCTGGACGAACCGTGCGGGTCGATCAGAGGCAAGCCAATGCGTGCGACCGTCCAGGCCACGGTGGGGAAATCACGTTCCCATTTCGACTGAACCCACAGCATCTGGGCGGCCCCGTGCTTGCCGCTGTTGAGGAAGGCCGTGTTGCCGATCTGGATGTCCGCGAAGCAATGGTTTTCCTTGACCATCTCAACGCGGACGGCGCAGGCGCCGTCGAGACAGGCCCGGCCGATCTCGCCAGGTGCGAGCGGTTCCAGCAGCACAGCGAACCGCCCTCTGTGTTTTGCGGTCGGCACGACGCCGCGCAGGGCGATGCGCTCTCTGAAGGCCTCCTCGTTCTGGGTCGGCTTGATGACCGGTCCGCGAACACCGAGCACCTCGAACTGCGCCCGGGCTGAGCCGGTCTCGTTGCGGATCAGGACAATGCCCGTCTGGCGAAAGTCGCGCTGGCCGTCGCGGGCCGCATTGTGCTGGCGATTCTGGAAGTCCTGGGCGGCGTCGACGAAGGCGTTAAACGTCTGGGCTGGGATGTTCAGCGGATCGCCGGGGCGGACCTTGTTGAGCACGGCCATCTTGTCCCCCTCACGGGCCGATGCCCAACAACAAGAAGTCCCCGTACTCGTAGACCTGCTCGATGTAAGCGGCGATGGGCTTTTTCACGAGGGCCTTGGCGTTGGTGTCCTCGGCGTCCGCGTAGCGGACCCACAGATACTCCCAGCCCCGCTTGTTGATGCCGATGATGTCGCCCACGCGCAGGTTGCTGGCATTGGGGCTGCCCGCGAATCGAAACGTGATCTCCCAATCGCCGTAGCCGCGTTTGGAGCCCGAGGCGCCCAGGAACAGGCACTCGCCCACCGCGAAACCTCGGAACGGCACGCCGTTCACCTTGCCGGTGAGGAAGAACAGAGCCGCCTTGTATCCGGGCGTGACCAACTCGGCCGGCAGGTAGTGCGTCTCGGAGAACTGATAGACGGGAACGGTGATGTCCACGCCCTCGACGCTGTCGGCGGTGACGCCGATCGCGCCCTTGAAGTCGGGCGGGACCTTGCCGGGCGGGGCGTAGGCGGCGACGGTGGAGAGACTCTGGGTGACGTGCTGGGTTCCGCCGCCGGTATCGAAGGCAAAGACCGATTCGTTGGTCTGCGGGAAGATGCCATAGCGAACAATGCCCTCCCACAGCTCGTCGCCGACGGGCTCCAGCGTGAGGCTCTCGCGGACGAGCAGGTAGATGCCGGTGTTGTAGAGGTCGTAAACCAGCGGACTGGCGTTGACCAGCGCGGTGCGGGCCTCCACGTCATCATTGGTGCCGCGCACGACGTAGCGCAGCTCCGCCGAGGCATTCTGCCCGGTGGTGACCAGTCGGCTCTCGAACTTCTCCTCAACGGTGACCGGCACGGCAACCCTCTCATGTGAATCTCAATCCGCCGATAGCGGCGGCCTCGGCCAGCCGCTTGGTGTGCCTGGCCGTCTGCTCGGTGGCCCGGGCGGTGCGTTCGGACGCGTCGTCACCCGTGGCCAGGCCAGCGGCGGCAACCGCGTTGAAGGTGCCGGTGACGCTGATCTTGCCAGCCAACAGATCACCCAGGCCTGCCAGTCGATCTTCCATGTCTGCAAACGGATCGCCGGGTTTGCGCTGGGGTGGACCGCCCTCGGCCTCCGCCGCCTCGCGCTTGGCCTTGGCCGCCGCGAGGGCTTCGTCGAGTTGCTTGCGGGCGTCGGCCAGGGCACGACGGGTCTCGGCCACCTTGGCGTCGGTTTCGGCGTTGAGGGTCTGCTGAGCCTCGTCGAATTGGCGGCCAATCTCCGCCAACGTCGCCTCGTTGATCGCGGCCGCCTGCTCCCGCTCTCCCTGCCGGCGCTGCTCGCGGGCTGCGATCGCGGCTTGTCGCTGCTGTTCGATTTGGGCGTTGGTGGCGGCCAGATCCTCGTCGGCCATGCGTTTGGCGGCCTCGACGTCGAAGCTGTCATCGAACAGGCTCTGCAGATCGAGCAACCGCTTGGTGGTCCAGTTGATGGTCGTGTTCCAGGCCTTCTGGAACCCGCTGGTAAAGTTGGTCCAGGTGGTAGACAGGAATGCTGTGGTCTCGATCCAGGCGACTTCCAGGGCGTGGAACACCTCCTGCGCCGCCGCCAGGGCGCCATACCACATCTTCTGGGCCACGCCGATGAAGAACCGCTTGGCCTCCAGCCAGACACGGTTGAGGGCAGCCACGCCTTCCTGCCAGGCAAGTTTCAGGCTCAGCCACAGGATGCGGGCGGCCAGGCCGACGTCGCCCGCCGCCAAGGCATCCGCAATGCCGCCGACTACCTTCATCACCGTGTCGCGCAGCCAGCGGAACTGTTCGCCCAGCCAGGCGAGGGCATCCGCACCCGCACCGGTGGTCACCAGCAGCGTCCCGCCCAGTGCGATGGCAGCGGCGATGACCAGGCCGATCGGCGACAACAGAGCTGCCAGCGCTGAACCGATTACCCCCAGGGTCGCGCCGACCCCGGACACGATGGTGGCCATCCCGCCGAGGGCAGCGGCGATTCCCGAAGCGGCCCAGCCCAGGCCGATGATGGCCACGCCGGCGGCGGCCACAACCGCTGCGACCTTGGCGGCCGTGACCACCACGGCCTTGTTCTGCCTGATCCAGTTGGTGACCGAGACGACGGCCCGGGTCACGGCGTTCGACAGTTCGACCACCGTGGGGGCCAGCGCCGACCCGACCACGAACACACCCTGTTTCAATACGCGCCACAGGATGTTGAGCGTGTCGTTGAGGAGAGCGGCGTCCTTGGCCGTCTCGGTCGAGACGGTCAGGCCCAACGCCCGGGCCTGCTGCTGCAGGTCCTCGATACCCTTGGCCCCATCCTGAACCAGCGGGAGCAGCCGTGTGCCGGACTTGCCGAAGATCTCCATCGCGGCGGCGGCACGGAGCGTGGGGTCCTCGATCTTGCTGAGCCGGTCGGCGATGAGCTTGAACTGTTGCTCGGGGGCCATGCCCTGGAGATTCGCGAGGGTCAGTCCCAGCTTGCCGAGGGCGTCGCCCGCAGAGGCGGAGCCGTCGGCCGCATCGCCGATCAGCTTCTGCATCTTGCGCAGGCCGGTTTCAAGGGTTTCCAGGTCCGCCCCGGACTGCTCGGCGGCGAAACCCAACTCGGATAGTGCTTCAGCGCTGACGCCCGTGCGACCAGCCATCTTGTTCAACACATCTCAAGCAGGTCGGTCATCGTTCCACTCACTGCGACAGCAGGACACGCACGACCGCGGCCGTCTCCGGCGCGTTCTTGATTGCCTTGCCGACATACTTGTTGGCGCCACCGTTCTCGTTGGCCGTGGCCACCTTGTTGGCCAGATCCCAGTAGACCTTGGTGCCGATGGCGATGGTCGTGCCCGGACCGGTGGCCTTGGGGATGTCGAACACCCCCGAAACGGCCAGTGACCCACGCCGGTTGGCCTGGATTTTCCGTCTCGCGATCGAAACCAGGTCGCCCTGAACAATCGCATCACCCGGGGCGACGTTCGCCTTGGGGATGTGGTTGAGTACTCGCGCCGACCGAACGAATCTTGCTGGCATTGTCAGTCTCCCAATCGCGCCTCTTGACCGAGGCAACTGCCCATTCACTTCCTGCTCACTGCGACAACCTGACCAAGGCGGTCTTGTCTGCGCTGGATGCGTTGGCGATCACCACACCGATCGGCGAGAAAATCGCCGGCTCGCTGGGCGCCTGGCACAAGGCCACATCATCGAAAGACACATCCACTACGGCTGTGGGTGATGTGTTCTGGCCGGCCTTGAGAACCAAGTACATCGTCGCCGCCGTCGCTGTGAACGTGAGCGACTGCACCACACCTGCGGTGCGCTGGTCGCCGTTCCATCGCGGACACACATACGTGTCCCATTTGGCCAGAAGTTGCCTTCCTCCTGAACCGCCGGCGTAATCCTGGCCGTTGACGGGCACCGGCGTGCCGATCAGCACTTCCACCCAGGCCGCGTCCACGGTCGAGGCCAGATCGCGGCTCAGGATACGCAGCGTGTAGGCCTGGCCGGGCGTCACCGTCACGGCCTGGTAGACGCCGCCGTTGAAGTTGCCGGTCTGCCAGATTCGCAGAGCGGGCGCTCGCCCGTTGGTGGGCACGAGGGACGAATTGAAGTCCCGCGATGCACTGCCGCGCTCGGTCCAGTTCACCCAGTTGGCGCTGCCGGCCAGAAACCGCCCGTTGAGGACGGGATTGCCGGCACAGCCCAACAGCGTTGGCGAGGTCACGATCTTCTGCTGGAGGGCGTCCCAGTAGGCCTTCTGCCCGGCGATCAGGTTCTCGTCCGCCTTGGGCAGCTCGAACACACCTGCGACAGCCAGAGCGCCCTTACTGCCGGCCTTGATAGCGCACGGGACCACGCCAATGAAGCCGTCTCCCTCGGGCGTCACGACCGACACGACCTCGCCGACGGAACGGTCCACCGGCGAGGTGTAGTCAATCGACGCGCCCTCATCGACAAAGATCGCGGCCATCTGACGTGCCCTTTCTCACTGCGACATCCGCACGCGCACAGTCGTGTCCGCGTCCGCTGCGGCCTTGACGCACTTACCGATCAGCTTGTTGCCGGTCGCGGTGGTCGTGGCCGTGTTGGCGGTATCGTTCCAGTACACGTTGGCGCCGACGGTGATGGCCGTGCCCCCGCCGGTGGCCTTGGCGAAATCGAACATGCCCGTGACCGCCAGGGCGCCAAGCTGGTTGGCCTTGATGGCCTCCTTGGCCACACCCACCAGTTCGCCCTGGACGACGACCGCACCCGCGGGCACATCCGCGCCCGGCGTGTAGTCGATCAAGCAACCCTCTTGAACAAATGTGGCTTCCACTGCCATGAGCTGTACTCCTGATTCGCAGGTCGGGCTGTCGTATCGTGCCGAACCGCGAACCGACATCGCTCGTGTAACTCTTGCATTCGAAGTCTGTCCGGCTTCAACCACTCGAATGCTCCACGCTGACTCAAAACCGCAGACTCATCACACCTCGCCCTTGGCCTTCACGCCGCCGCGCGGCTCCTGCAGGGCCACGCCAAAGTCGTGATAGCCGCGCATCTGGATGCCCAGCACGTTGAAGTCAGCTTCCGCTGTCTCGATGGTGGGCGACTCCTGGCCGTTCAGGAACGCGACTTCGATGACCGGCAGGTCGTTGGGGTCGGCGAGCAGATACCAGGCCTTGTCCGAGTAGCCCGTATACTGGGCATTGCTCAGGTACCTGCTGACCTCGACGCGGAACTTGCCGGCGTGCGGGTTGGCCACCGGGTACTTGGTGCTGGCCGTGGTGTCGCGAATCTCCAGCGACTTGTAGAGCATCGTGCCCATCGCGCTCAGGCTGGTGGGCACCAACACAATGACGGGCATGATGCCGATGGGCTTGCCGTCGGCATCCACCTGGTTCATGAAGGCCACTTCCGCCTTGGTCAGCCCGTCGATGTTCAGAACGGTGTCGGCGCCGGAGATGTAGTTGCTGTTGCCAGCCGTGAAGAAGGCGGCGTTGTTCATGAAGGTCGACCAGAAGATGTCGTTGATCTTCAGGCCCGAGCCACGGCCCAGCTTGCGGGGCACGGTGGTGATGGCGCCGAGGTCGTCGTTGATGAGGTCGCGGCGATCGATGGACAGCAGCAGACCATAGGTGTCGGCCCTATTGGCGTAGCTCTGCTCGCCCAGCGTCCCGTGCTTGAGTTCACCGCCCGGGGCGACCTTCTCGTACTGGTCCTTGCCGATCAGCCGGTAGCTGGTGACGGTCTTGAAGTCGGAGACATTGCGGACGGCGCAGATGTTCCGCCAGGTCCGCTCGACAGAGAAAAACCCGTCGAGCAGGAACTTGTTGGCCACGTTGGACAAGATCCCACCGATGTCGACGGTCGAGAAACCGGCCTGCAGGTTGTGCCCAAAGGCAAAGCGTAGCACCGATCGGCTGTCGCGGAAGTTGCGTCCGGTGTAGCCGTTGGCCCACGCTGCCTCCAGGAGCAGCTCCTGCAATCCGATGCCGCCACGGAACCGCTTGCTCGCGGCTTCCAGCGTCTTGTCGTCGAACAGTTCCTCCACCCGGGCCAGCTTGGCGGTGAGCATGCACGCGGCCTCGAGCATCTGGCTACCTGTTGCCTGCTCCACGGCGTGAATGGCGGGAACCTTGGGGCGTGAAGCGCGCAGCACTTCCAGCTCGCACTTGTCGGTGCTCCAGCCTTCGGTGATGGCCTTCTCCTCGATGTCGGGATGCTTGCCGGCACAAATGCGCCGGATCGCGGTCAGGCGGCGGGTCTCCTCGATCGCCTGGGCGCGAATCTCGGGGATAGGATCGACGGGCGCGCCGGCCTCCATGCCAGCTGCACCCGTCTGCGCGTCGCGCGTGGTCTCGGCACCGGCGGTGCCGGTGACGTTCGTGTCGGTGTCCTGCGTCTGTGTGAGCTCTTCCATGAGCGATTTCTCCTGCTGATGGGCTGCGATGGTGGCGGTCGTGTTGCCGTCCGCAGCCAGGTCAACGAAACTGATCTCCCCCAGCACGGTCTTGCGGGCGAGGTACAACGGGCCCTCGAACATGCGGCCGTTGACCGTGACGGACTTGCCGCCGCGCACAAAATCGGCTTGCCCCACCTGGGCGCCGATGGATGCCTGCCAGGGGAAGCCGCGCTTCCCGCTGGTCACCACCTCGCGGGCGGCAGCGGTGTCGCGGGAGACGATGCCCTCGGCGACGAGCCGTCCGCTCTCGATGGCGATCCTCTCGGTGTGGCCCACACCGGCATACATGCTGTGTCCGAATCGAACGGGCCGGCGTTGCGAGGGGATCATGAGGCCTTCCAGATCGACCACGACCGGGAACCGCCAGCCTTCGACGCGCATCGCATCTCCCGAGTAGGCCACCATCGTGAAACGCGGTATGGGCTCCGCTGCGCCGTCGCCGGCGGCGGCTTCGAGCGTGAGCTGCGCCGCACTGCACATCAACTCGAGCTGGTCCGGATGGACTTCGTGTGGATCACGCTGCGTGGCGGGCATTGGCATCCTCCATGACGTTGTCTTCATCTGTGTCCTGCGACTCGGGATCCTGGTCTTCAGGTTTCTGGGTGGTTGTTGGCTGCTCCAGCCCCAGCTCGCGCATCAGGGCGACTTCTCGGGCCCGCTGACGCAGTTCGCTCTCCCAATCAAGGCCGGCCTTGGCATACTCCGCTGCCAGGGTCGTCGTGTGACTCGACAGCCGTGTCGCCTGTGCGGAGGCCTCCTTGGCCGGGTCTACATGCTCATGACCATCCCAGAACCACTGATGGGTAAAGTCCGCGTCCAGGCTACGCAGCGACTGCGGCAAATAGCCCTCGATGAGCACCGCCTCATCGATCCACGCCTTGAGGACGCGGTCGAGAACGAGATCTGCGAGGTAGGATTGGTCGATCCGAATGGCCTTGAAGAAGGCCTGATGGTCGAGACGCCCCGAGGCGTAGTTATAGCCCGAGCTGTTGCCGGCAGCGACGTTAAATGGCATGTTCAGGCAACTACCCAAACGTTTTCCAAGCAATGCAGCCCGCCGGAAGCAAGCGGAACGATATGGTCAAGCGACGCGGTCTCCGGGGTCAGCGGGCGACCGCTGATCGCACACTTGAACTGTTGTCGGTTTACAAGCTCAAGCACCTGCTTGGCGCTTATCCGTCCGCCGTTGCTCATACGCATCTACTCGCTTCTTCTCGTTGTTCGAGACGGTGTACGCCCATCGTTCCCATCCCGACCGGTTACGTACACGAAATCGATTGTGGCCCTGCATGACGAGTCGCCTTGCCGCCTCCGACCAGGAGGTTGTGGCATAACGATCGAAACGTCGGCGGCCACTGCGGCGAGGTCCATCCAGGCGCCGCAAGCGAAAGCTCACCGCCAGATTCGTGGCACGCCGCATCCACGGATCGCTCACTCGTCTTGTGGTTCGGCGTTCCAGCGCCTCGACCATTGCGTGAGCTCGCCTAGACCAGGTGACTTTGAAAAAACCCGCAGGCGTGAGAGTGCCGAGGTCTTCAATGGACATGCACTGCTTGGTCTTGTTTCCATGCCGGTCCAACAGGGTGGCTCGACCGTTCGCGACGATTCTGGGCGGCATCGAGCACGGCGGGGCTGACGCGCCAGACGCCACAGCGGTAGGGTTCGCGCTTTTCGACGGCGATCATGTGGACCGGCAGGACACGGCCACTAACCCGCGCGATGAGAGCCCGATAGAACGCGAGCTGGTGCATGTAGCCGAACGCCGATGCCGAAAACTCGAAGCTGTCGATCGTGTCGGCAGTCTTGAGGTCCACGATCCCCTGGTCTGGGTCGATGCTGATCCAGTCGATCCGCGCCTGGCATGCGTGACCCTCGTAATCGCAGCGCACCACCCCCTCGGCGGTGCCGTCGGCCAGCAGATCGCGGGCGAGGTCATGCCCCTTGACTGCTGCTGCCATCTGTTCCACGAGAACGGCCTGGTCGTCACTGAGTACTGCCCTGCTTTGTTGCGCCGCCCACTCGGCGAACGCCTTGGTAGCGGAGCCGAACGGCTGGCCAGTCTTCGGATTGATCGGGCCGCCGACGGCAAACTCGCGGCCGTACCGCTCACGGCCTTCCAGGACGAGCGTGTGGGCCGCACGGCCGATCAGATAGAACGTGCTGTCGTGATCAGGAATGAGGCCGAGCTGCTTCTTGCGGTACAGCAGCGGGCAGCGCCGAAAGTCGGCCAGGGCGTGGGCGCTCAGGTAGTCCTTGGCCTTCGCGTGGTACACATCCGCGGGCTCGCGGATCAGGAAACGCAGGTCGATGCTGTTCTTCTGGGTCATGATGTCCTCGGGATAAAGGTCCTTCTGGCTTGTTCCTTGGCCGATCCGCACGAGCGGCAGCCGGTCTGCTCATCCGCCTCGGCGTAGATGGTGGTTACCGCCGCGCTGCGGTGGCCGAGGATGACCCGGGCCGTTTCCAGCCCGAACTCCTTTCGCAGATAGGTCGCAGCGTTGTGGCGGAGCTGGTGGGGATGCCAGGCGGGCACGCCGGCGAGCTTGCACGCCCGTTGGATCGCCCGGTGGTAGGCCTTGACCTCGTAGAACGCGCCGGGTTTGCGCTGCGGCCGCGCCTGACAGTTCGTGCCCGGCCGGTTGCCGCAGGAGAGTGGCGTCGTCCGCCGCGCGTGCAAGGCCGCTCGGCGCTCGGCGTCGGCCTCGGCGGGTGAGAAGCAGAAGACGTCCACCTGACGGTTCATGAATGGCTGGAGGATCTTCCGGCCTCGCGGGCCAATGTAGATGTGTCGCTCATGGCCGTGATGGGCGGTCTTGTGGTCCATTGGCGTGTAGACCCAGAGTCTGCCGCCGGTGTCGATGTCGACGGGGCGCATCTTTGTGATCTCACCCGGGCGGGCGGCGGTGAGCAGTTGGAGCTGGATCATGGCCCAGACCTGACGGCCGACGAACGGTTCGATGGCGTCAATGTGTGCCTGCGGTACCGGGCGCACCGGATCGCTTTCCTTGGCCGCGCACCGGCCGTAACGCAGGCCGTCGACGGCGAGCAGGGCGTGGTAAACCTCGCCGGGGATCAGTTCCTCGCTGGCCGCCCACTTGAACACGCGCTTGATCCGCCCGATCCGGCAGTTGATATTCCGGCGGCGAAGGCCATCTTGGATCATCTTCTCGCGGACAGCCCGCAATGCCCGCGGCCCGAACTGGGCGGCCGGCTGCGTGCCGTACAGTTCCTTCACCGGACGGAGGGCGTCCACGATGTTGTCGAGCTCGCGGGCGACCGTGCCGTCGGCGTTGCGGTAGTACTGCTCGCCGTAGACCCAATAGCGGGCGATGAGCTCCTTGACGGTGATCTGCTCCGGGCTGGCGCGGAGCTGGCGCCCATTGGCCAGCCACTCGGCCACGAGCGTGTTGTACTTCTGCTTGGCCTCGGACGACTCGTGGTAGCCGAGGTAGAAGCGTTTGCCCGACAACTCCACGTAGGCCTGGAGTGTCGCCTTGTGGACCCGGAATTTGGGCAGTCTCTGCGGTAATGAAGCGTTCAC